GTCATGCTCGGGATCCCCCTCCCTGTGGCCGGATGTTGCCGAGGGTGACGAGATCTGGTCGGGACCGGGTCGGATCCTGGGTGGTGTGGCGTGGTTCTGATGCGGACGGAGCTGTCGCGCGGGATCACGGCGCCTGTGGAGGTGTTCCCGGGGGATTCGGTGTGGCTGCCGTGGGTGATGAGCGTGCGGCGGCTGGTGACGCGCGAGGTGTATGAGCGGGAGCCGCGCGCGCACGCGCTGGTGCTGCGCGATGCGCAGGAGGAGATCCTCGCCGCGGCATGGAACGACGGTGTGGAGCTGTACGGGAGGGCGAGCGTGGAGTGGATCGACCCGCCGCCGGAGGCGTCGCTGTGCGAGTACCGGCCGACGCTGCGGCTGAACACGTACGAGGCGGTGGTGTCGTGGCGCGGCCGGCGCCGGCACGTGGTCGGGTCGGACTCTCCGGCGCTGCGGGTCGTGCATGAGGGGCTGCGGGACGTCCTGGCGTGGTTGCGGTGGCCGGCACTGCCCGACGGGCGGGTGCCGGGCGTGTGCGCGTGCTCGACGGCGCCGCGGGTGCCGGCCGGGGCGCATGCCGCGGGGTGTCCGGCGTGACGTTGGAGGAGGAGCCGGGGTGGGTGGCGTACGAGGCGTGGCAGCGTGCGCTCGTGGGGACGCCGGGGGATCGTCCGGGGTGGTCGTACCTGCCGCCGGAGGAGCGGGCGGCTTGGGTGGCGGCGGCGGAGGCGGTGAAGCGTCGGTATGGAGCCATCTACTGACCGCGGCGCCCCGGACCGGGGCCGGCCGGCGCAGCTGTGGCAGGCGCTGTCCGAGGTTGGGGCGGAGGATCACCGGATGCTGCTGGCGTACTTGTGCGGGGCGGATCCGCAGGCGGTGCGGGCGGCGTGCCGGACGCTCGCGGTGGTGACTGGCGCGCAGCCGGCGCTGCGACCGGCGGCCGAGTCGTGACACTGGGGCGATGAGCACGAAGGCGCGCCGGCCGCCGTCGGTGGCGGATCTGGCGGTCGAGTATGCGGCGATGCGGGCGGCTGCGGCGAAGGCGGCGGCGCCAACGTCGTCGGCGGCTGGCCGGCGGCGGGCGCGGTGGGGCGGGCCGGACGACGCTGGTCCGATCCTGGGGTCGACGACGCCGCGGGTGTTCACGCCTCCGCGTGTGACGGGGAAGGCTGGCCCGTGCGGGTGCGGGTGCGCTCTGACGCGGGCGTCGTCGCTGGGGTTCGCGGTGGACGATTTCGCCACGTCGATCGGGTTGGCGTTGGATCCGTGGCAGCGGTGGCTGGTGATCCACGCGCTCGAGCTGCTGCCGAACGGGTGGCCGCGGTTCCGGCGGGTGCTGGTGCTGGTGGCGCGACAGAACGGGAAGACGCACCTGCTGGTCGTTCTGAGCCTGTTTTGGATGTGGGTTCAGCGGGTGCCGCTGGTGCTCGGCACGTCGACGAAGCTGGATTACGCGCGCGAGTCGTGGATGAAGGCGGTGAAGTTCGCGCGGCGCTCGCCGGAGCTGCGGGACGCGATCGACCGCCGCGACAGCGTCCGGTCGGTGAACGGCGAGCAGGAGATCATCGCCCGCTTCCCGGACCCGGCGGCCGACCCGGAGGACGCGCTGGCGCCGGACGTCGAGTGCCGGTACAAGATCGCGGCCGCGAACAAGAAGGGCGGCCGGTCGCTGACCGTTCACCGCCTGGTGGAGGACGAACTCCGCGAGCACACGGACTGGTCGGCGCACACGGCCGCCGAAGAGGCGATGAACGCGATCGACGACGCGCAGGCGTGGATGATCTCGAACGAGGGCGACGACAGCGCCGTCGTGCTGCACCAGCTGTACGACGACGCGGTGTCGTTCATCACGACCGGCGACGGTGACTACCGGCTCGGGGTGTTCGCCTGGTCGGCGCCGGACGGCAGCGACCCGGAAGATGTCGCGGCGCTGGCGGCGGCGAATCCGAACCTCGGGCGGCGGATGGACCCGGCGAACCTGCTGGGGAAGGCGGGCACGGCGAAGCGGGTCGGTGGGGAGATCCTCGCCCGGTTCAAGGTCGAGGCCATGTGCATGCGGGTCCCGTCGTTGGACCCGTCGCCGCTGGACATGGCCCGGTGGCGCCGGCTGGTCAGCGACGAGAAACCGGAGGGCCGGCCGGCGTTCTTCGTGTCGGTGTCCGGCGGGTTGCGCCGCTCGGTGATCGCGGTGGCGGCGATGCGCGGCGGCGTCCCGCACGTCGAGCTGGCGGACGACCTCGACGGGACGGCCGGCGTCGTCGGCCGCCTGGTCGAGCTGCAGGACCGCTACCCGAACGCCGTGTTCGGGATGGCGGCGGGCTCACCCGCCCGGAAGTCGCTCGCGCCGGAGTTCGAGCGCGCCGGGCTGACGGTCGACTGGCACCAAGTGCCGGACGTTGCGTCCGGGTGCGCGCACCTGCAGTCTCTGATCAGCGAGGACGGTCTGACACACTCGGACGACGAGGCAGTCGATCTGTCGCTCGACGCGGCGGTGCACAGAAACCTCGAGGGCGGTGCGTGGATATGGGACTGGGAGCGTTCGTCGGGGTTGGCGCCGGCCGCCGCCGTGAGCGGCGCGCTATGGCTGCTCGAGGTGCATCGTGACGGCGAGTACGACCTGGGGAATTCAGTCTGGTGACTCCCGGCGGGCACACGGCGCGGGCGGCGCCGCTCGCCGGATCCGCGCGGCCGGCGGTCTCGTGCTGGTGACCGCCGCGACCGGCGCGGGCTGGCTCGCCCGGCAGGCATCTCGCCTGCCGGGCGTTGCCGGCGGCGTGCTGGGTGTCGCGGCCGCATGGGATGGTCTCGGCCGGCCGGCCGCGCTGGCCACGGCGGCGGTGCTGCTGCTGATCCTCGACCGCCGGGCCGGCTGACGTGGGGCTGTTCTCGGGGCCGCGGCCCGGCGCGGAGTTGACGCAGCGAGACCCGTGGACGGCGGTCCCGCCGATCCCGCCGAACTCGCAGCAGGGGTTGACGACGGCGGCCGCGTACACGCCGGGCACTCTCCGGTCGGCCGACACGGCGATGCGCCGCGTGGCGGTGGGTGCCGCGGTCCGCCTGATCGCGGGGGTGACGGCGTCGCTGCCGCTGGACGGCTTCACCGGCTACGGCCCGGACCAGCGGCCGGCGCCGTTGACGGGGCCGTTCTGGCGGGACCCGGACGGTACGGGCCACGGCGTCGACGACTGGCTCGAGCAGCTGATCTACTCGCTGGCGCTGCGCGGGAACGTCGTGGGCCGGGTCCTCGACCGCGACGGGTACGGCCGGCCGACGCAGATCATGCTGGCCCACCCGGACACGGTGAGCGTGTTCGAGCGGCCGGACGGCCCGGAGTGGCGGATCAACGGGGAGGAGATCCCCCGGGAGCAGATCTGGCACCGGCGGATGTTCCCGGTCACGGGGCAGCGTCTGGGCATGTCGGTGGTCGCGGCGCATGCCGTGCAGGTGCTGCAGGGGTCGGCGGCGGCGGAGTTCGGTCTGCGGTGGTTCGCGGACGGCGCGCACCCGTCCGCGATCCTGCAGAACGCCGACCAGAAGGAGATCGCGCAGCCGTTGGCGACGCAGATCAAGGCGCGGTTCCTCGCGGCGGTGCGCGGCACCCGCGAGCCGGTGGTGATGGGCGGCGGCTGGACGTACACGCCGATCCAGGTCAACGCGGAAGAGTCGCAGTTCCTCGACACGCAGCGATACAGCGAGGCCGAGTGCGCGCGGATCTTCGGCCCGGGGATCCCGGAGATCCTCGGGTACGAGACCGGCGGGTCCCTGACGTACGCGAACGTCGAGCAGCGGGCGATTGACCTGCAGAAGTTCACCTTGAACCGGTGGTTCCGCAAGATCGAGCGCTGGCTCTCCGCGGACGTCCTGTCGGACGCGCGGTACGTGAAGTTCAACCGTGACGCGCTGCTCGAGACCGACCTTCTGTCGCGCTACCGGGCGTACGAGATCGGGCTGCGCTCGCAGTTCCTGGTGCCCAACGAGCCGCGCGGGAAAGAGAACCTGCCGCCCCTGCCGGGTGGCGATGACGTCGTGTCGAATCCGTCGGCGGCGCCGACGCCTGTCACTGTGGAGGACTGATGCCGGCGAGCACGATCGAAGAGGCCGCGCGGGAGCGGTCCCGGGCGGTGGCGATGCGCTCGGCGCGCCCGGGGCAGCGCCGGGCGCTGCACGGTGGGGCGATCGCGTGGCGGTCGCCGTACCGTGCGGCGGCGGCCGCGAGTGCGCCGATGCGGGCGCAGCTGCGCGTCGTGCGCGGCGACGACGCGGCCGGCGAGCCGGCGGTCGAGGCGCCTACCGCGCTGCGCGGCTACGCGACGACGTACGGCCAGCCCTACACGATGTACGACTGGTATGGCCCGTATGACGAGGTGGTCGAGGCGGGCGCCGCGGAGAAGACGCTCAAGTCGAGCCCTGACGTCAAGTTCCTGTTCAACCACGACGGCATGCCGATGGCCCGCACGCTCGGGTCGCAGACGCTGCAGCTGGCCGAGGACGACCACGGGCTGCTGTCGGTGGCCGCGGTGAACATGGACCTGCGGGTGGCGCAGGAGTCGGTGTCCGGCGTCGAGCGCGGCGACCTCGACGAGATGTCGTTCGCGTTCGTGATCGTCCGCGGACTCTGGTCGCCCGACTACACGCAGTACACGATCAAGGAGTTCGACCTCGACCGCGGCGACACGTCGGTCGTGACGTACGGGGCGAATCCGACGACGGAGATCGCGCTGGACGCGGCCGCGGCGGACGACGACGCGGAGCGTGCTGCCGCGCCGGGCCGTGATCGTCGTACCCTGAGCCCGGAAGACGCGCAGCGCGCCCGGCGGATCCTCGCCGGGCAGCTGCTCTGAGAGCCGCACGCACGCCCCCACGAGACGGCCGCGCCCCCGGGCCCGTGACCCTCGTCCTGCCGGTGGATGCCTGACGGGAGACCCAGTCAGGCACCCATCGCAGGAGGAGACATGCCGCGCAGCATCGCGCAGCTGAGGGAGATCGCGCAGCGCTCGACGCTGCTGGCCGGTCTCGTGGACACGCTCGAGACGAACGAGCAGCGGCTGCGGTCGCTGCTCGCGCAGGCGAGCATGACAAACGACGAGGCGGCCGAGTTCGACGGGCTGACCGGCGCCAACGGTGAGCGGTCGCTGCCGCTGCTGCGGGCCCGTGTCGAGCAGATCGCGGACGAGGTCGAGCGGAACGAGCGGGCGCAGGCGGCGCTGGCCACCACCGGCGACGCCGGCCCGGAGGCGCCGGAGCAGCGCACCGACCAGCACCGCACGCCGGCCCGCGTAACCAGCGAGCCGACGACCTACCAGCGGGGCGGCCGGACGTCCTACTTCCGGGACCTCACCACGGTGTCCCTGAACCGGGAGGGTCGCGCCGCCGCGCTCGACCGGATGCACCGCAACGCGCAGGAGGTCGAGGTCCAGCTCCGGGAGCAGCGGGCGCTGACCACGGTCGACGGCGCGGGCGGCGAGTTCGTCCCGCCGTTGTGGATGGTGAACGAGTACATCGAGCTGGCGCGCGCCGGCCGGGTCACCGCAGACCGCGTCCGGCACGAGACGCTGCCAGGCGGCACGGACAGCATCAACGTGCCGCGCATCGCGACCGGCACGGCGGTGGCCGAGCAGGCGACGCAGAACACCGCGGTACAGAACACCGACGCGACCACCGGCAGCCTGACGGCGTCGGTGGCCACGCTCGCCGGGCAGCAGGTCGTGTCCGTGCAGCTGATCGAGCAGTCCCCGATCAACCTCGACACCATCCTCCTGAACGACCTGGCCGCGGACTACGCGACGAAGCTCGACGTCTTCGTCCTGAACAACAACGCCGCCGGCAAGCTGGGCCTGCTGAACGTGTCCTCGATCAACGCGATCACGTACACGGACGCGAGCCCCACCGTCGGTGAGCTGTACCCGAAGGTCGCAGACGCCGTCCAGCAGGTGCACACCCTGCGTTTCCTGCCGCCGGACGCGATCGTCATGCACCCGCGCCGCTGGGCGTGGTTCCTTTCGGCGCTGGACACCGCCGGCCGGCCGCTGGTCACGCCGTACGACGGCATGAACACCCTCGCGCAGACCGGCGGCGTCATCGCGCAGGGCTACGTCGGCACACTGCAGGGGCTGCCGGTGTACGTCGACCCGTCGGTGCCGATCAACCTCGGTGCCGGCACGAACGAAGACCGCATCATCGTGGCGCGGTTCGCGGACTCGATCCTGTGGGAGGGCAACCAGCGCGCGGAGGCGTTCCGCGAGACGTACGCCAACCAGCTGTCGGTGCTGCTGCGGTTCTACAACTACGTGGCGTTCACCGGCGGCCGGTACCCCAAGTCGATCTCCGTCATCTCGGGGACCGGTCTCGTCACGCCGACGTTCTGACCGATGGGCGCCACCGTCACGATCGCACCCGCCGCTGCCCGCGCCGTCTCCGGTGTGGGCACGGCGGTGGCGGGCAACGGCCCGGCCTCCACAATGCGGGTGCAGCTGAACGTCACCGCGGCATCGGGTACGACGCCAACGCTGGACGTCGTTCTCGAGGACTCGGTCGACGGGAGCAACTTCAACGCGATCACCGGCGGGACGTTCACGCAGTTCACGGCGACCGGTCGACAGGCGATCGACATCACTGCGCCGTTCACTGACAACATCCGGGCACGGTGGACGGTCGGAGGCACCACGCCGTCGTTCACGTTCTCGGTCGTCGCGTACCAAGAGTGAAGGAGCGAACTCACATGGCAGAGCAGCGTGACCCGATGGCAGGCGAGCAGGCGGCCGCCGAGCGGGCACCGGAGCAGCAGGGCGACTCGTCCTGGCCGAAGCCCGGGGAGGAGGGCTTCGTCCACCCGGACGGCACCCCGCAGGCGGAGCGGCAGCTGGCGGAGAACCGGCAGGCGGCGCAGGACCGGGCCGCGGCGGGCAGCACCGTGCACGGCGCGCCGGTGGCGCGCAACGACGTGCAGGACCCGGGCGTGTCGGCGGCCGTGGCAGAGAAGCGGGCGGAGGAGTACTCGGGCCCGTCCGAGGCCAAGCGTCAGGAGTCGACGACGCAGTTCGTCACGGAAGGGATGGAGGAGATGGCCGATCGTCAGCAGGCCGCGCAGGAGCGCGCGGCCGCCGAGCAGCGGGACGCTGCCGGCCCGAAGCCGGCCGCGACCAGCGACAGCAAGACGACCAAGTCGGCGCCGTCGGGCGCCGAGCAGCAGAAGCGCTGATCGGGGAAGGATCAGACATGGCACTCAGTGCGGTGGGGCAGTGGCAGCCGGAGGACGACGGCGATCCGCGTCGGGAGAGCCTCCGGCAGGAGAACCTGCGCGAGGCGTACAGCAGGGAGCGTGACGGCTACCTCGACAAGGTCGCGGCTGCGGGCGATGACGATGTCGCGGCGGCGAAGTGGCAACGCCGCGTCGACGCCGTGACCGCCGCGGCGGCCGGGGACGGCGTGCCGTTGCCGCCGGCTCGGCGCCGGGAGACGTCGCGCCGGTGACTGGACTGTCGTCGGGCGCTCGGCCGGGACACCCCAACCCCCTGGCCGGCGCCCGACGACGCCCGGGAAGGGGTTGGGGATGAACGAGCAGGGTGCGCTGCTGCTGCGGCCGCAGGTGACGCTGTGGGAGTGCCCGTCGTGCGGCCTGACGGACGCGACGACGGAGGTGCAGCCGCACACGCGGATGCACACGTGCCGGGCGCTGGCGCAGCTGACGGTGCCGATGGTGCCGGCCGGGACGCGGGCGGAGCACCGGCGGATCGAGCGCGGTGACTGGGTGGGCCGGGAGATGGTCCAGACAGACGCCGAAGGGCGGCCGTGGATGGCCGTCCAGACGATGCGGGCAGACGGGTACGACACCACGGTGTACGCGCCTACCGCGCTGGCCACGAGAGACTGAGGAGGCGGCCGCAGATGGCCGATGAAGACGAGGCGCGACGCCTGCGCAAGCTGGCCGCGGCCGCCGAGCATGCGCGGTGGGTGGCCGAGCAGGCGGACGCCGCGGTCGCGGACGCCGAGCGCAAGGAAGGCAAGGCGCGCGAGGATCTGAACGCCGCGCGTGACTCTGTCGCCGCGCTCAAGCAGCAGGCGAAGGAGGCGCACAACGACGTCCGCTCGGCGCAGCGCGCGGCCGAGGAGGCGGGCGCCGTCGACGCCGGCTCGCCGGCCGCGGAGACGCGGGCGCAGGCTGAGGCGGCTACGGCCGGCGTGAAGGCGAGGAGCTGACCAATGGCCTGGTCGAATAGCAAGGTGTTCCGCCAGTACCTGGCGGACTCGCTGAACCGGACGGCGGCGCTGGACCTGAACGCCGACTCGTTCAAGGTGGCGTTGTACAACAACACGATCACGCCGGACAACGACGTGACCGCGGCGAACTCCGCGTACAACGTCGGGCAGTGGGCGACCGCGAACGAGCAGTTCGAGGCTGGCCAGTGGGCGCAGGGCGGCGTCGTCCTGACGTCGGTCGTGGTCGACGTGGCGACGGCGGACGTGGTCATGTTCGACGCGGCGGACACCGTGTCGGGCTCGGCGGCGGACCTGGCGAACGTGTACGGCGACCTGGTGTACGACGACACCATCACGACCCCGGTTGCTGACCAGGGCGTCTGTTACAACTACTTCGGCGGCGCGAACAGCGTCGTGAACGGCACCTTCACCGTGGTTCACAGCACGAACGGGATCATGCGCTACACGCTGTAGCGCAACGGTTTCAGCCGGCCCGGCGCCCGTCGTAACCGGGCACCGGGCCGGCTCTGTGTCGAGGGGAGGAGGTGTCGGCGTGCCGATCGTCATCGTGTCGAACAAGGTGTTCAACCCGACGCCCAACCCGATCCCGATCCCGGCTGACGTTCTCGTCGCGGCCGGCGACGCGCACATAGACATCTCCGCGCGGGCGCAGGTCGCGGTCGTGACCGTGCAGGCGTTCAACAACTCGATCGGTCAGGTCGAGCCGACTGCGGCGACGACGGGCTACCGGGGGCTGTTCGCGGACCTGACTCCCTACGCGGGGTCGTCATCACTGGCGCCGGGGACGTATGAGGGTGTGCGGTTCGACGTCGCGATCGACACGACCGGCAACGGCTACACGTTCCGCGACTGCCTGTTTCGTGGGCCGAACGCGGCGCCGTCCGGCGGCCGGGGGCTGCTGCGGTGCGACAACGCGAGCAGCGACAACGTGGTGATCGAGTACTGCACGTTCACGCCGCAGGTGACGTCGAACCTGTGGGATGGCGTGCAGGGCAAGCGGTACAGCGCCACCCGGTGTGACGTGTCAGACGTCGTGGATGGGTTCCGGATCCGGAACACGCAGACGCCGACTGGTGCGCTGCACGTGCACCTGGTCGAGAACTACATCCATGACCAGACGTGGTTCCCCGACTCGGGCCAGTCGGACGGGCAGACGCACAACGACGGCGTGCAGATGGAAGGCGGCGACGGGTCCGACGTCGTGATTCAGGCAAATTCGTTCTGGGGCAGGCGTTACAGCACCCGCAGCAGCGTCTCGCCTGCGCCGCCGGACCGTGGCACCGGCACCGAGGACAACGGCCGCTATTCCGGTGGCGCGTTCAAGGCGATTCAGTACACGAACCTGTCGGGCTACACGACTGACGTGTCGATCGTGGACAACTGGTTTCACGGCTACAACATGGCGATCAACGCCGGGTCGGCGGCGAACACTGACGTCGGGCGCTGGTGGCGGAACAAGTCTGACGACGCGCAGAACACCCGCGTCGGGGGAAGTCTCACCGCGGGGCAGGGCATCGTCTACAGGGTTCGGTCGACGACGACACTCGACGGCGGAGAGGGCACGGCGAACAAGAACGTATATATGGCAGGGGTTCCGGGTGTCACTGCCGGCGCCGAAGTGACCATCTTCCACAACGGGTGAGGTCGGCATGACGACGCTCGGCGCTTCGTACGAGGGGCAGACCGACGGTACGGCCTACACGGTCGCCAACTCCGACGACAACGGCGACGCGGTCGCCTCGTCGATCGCGCTGAACTCCGGGACGATCGTCTACTCGACAGCGCAGGCGCAATGGGGCTCGGCCGGGGTGCTGCTGACCCGATCTGGCACGAACAGCATCTACTACGCGCACGACCTGGGCGCCCCGGCGACGTCGGGGAAGTTCCGGACGTGGATCTACCTACCGTCGTCGCCGTCCGCGACGGCCGACTTCCCGGTGCGGTTCGTGTCGTCGTCGGACGGCACGCTGTTCACCATCCAGATGACCACGGGCCGGGTGTTGCGGATCTCGGCGGGCACGTCGGCGCAGGGCACGGTCGGGCTGTCGCTGTCGACGTGGTACCGCCTCGAGGTGCAGTGGTCGAACATCACCAGCGGGTCGGGCACGATCGACGTGCAGGCGTACGCCGGCAACGGGACGACTGCGACGGACACGGTCTCGCTGGGGTCGCTGGCGCTGGCGTCCGGCCCGCAGCGCGTGCGCCGCGGGATGCTGTCGACCGGCGCGCCGTCGACAGTCCGGTTCGACGATCACCCCACGGGGTTCCTCTCGGACGACGACGCGACGCCGTTCGGCGCGGTGAACCCGGACACGGACGCGGCGAGCACGGCGGCCGCGGTGGGCGCGGCGGCGAACAACGCCAGCGTGGCCGTTTCCCCGAACGCCGACTCGGCGGCGGTGCTCGCGGAGGCGTTGTTCGACACGGCCGGCGGGTCGGTGTCGATCAACATGGTCGCGCAGGACGCGGTGCGGGTGACGGCGGCCGCCAACGATGCCAGCGTGGCGACGCTGGTCGTGGGCCCCGGGTCGACGGCGGACGCCGCCGCGGCGGCCGGGGATGCGACGACGGGCGTGGCGCCCACGTCGACCGTGGCGGCGGCCGCGGCGGCCGCGAACGATGCCGGCGGCGTGATGGTCGCGCCGCAGGTGCTCGAGGCGCCTGTCGCGGCCGCAGCGGGTGACGCCGCCGGCTCGGTCGGCGCGGCGAGCGCGGCGGCGACTGCCGGCGCCGCGGCCGGCGACGCCACGGTGACCGTCACGGGCGCGCCGATCTCGTCCGAGGCGCCGGTGGCGGCCGCGGCCGGCGACGCGACCGCCTCGGTGGCGGCGTCGGCGCTGGTGGCCGGCGTCACCGCGGCCGCGAACGACGCGGTGGTGTCGACGACCGGGCTGGCGAACGCGGCAGCTGACGTGGCCGGTGTGGGCGCCGCGGCGGGCGATGCGAGCGTGTCGACGTCGCAGCCGGGGCCGTCGACGGTGGCGGACGTCGCGGCGGCGGCGGGCGATGCGGCGGTGGTGACGTCCGTGGCGGCGCTGGCCGAGTCCGCGGACGTGGCCACCGCAGCCGGGGACGCCGCGGTGTCGACGGTCGGGCAGGCGTTCGCCGTGTCGACGGTGGCGGCGGCCGCCGGGGCTGCCGGGGACGCCACGGCCGGTGTCGCCGCGTCGGCCGGCGCCGCGGATGTGCTCGCCGCGGCGGGTGACGTGCTGGCAGCCACGGCGTCGTCCGCCCTCGCGGAGGTGGCGCTGGTGTTCGGAGATGCCGGCGCCGCCACGGCCGCCACGGTCGCGGTCGCGGAGCCCGTGTCGGTGCACGCGCCGGTGCAGGTGTTCGCGGACGACTCGTCGGTCGACATCATGGTGTCAGCGATCAGTGCGGAGGTGGGTGTGGTGGCGAGCGACGCAGGGGTGTACGGGCCCCCGGCGCCCGGGGCGTTGCGGGCGCGCAGCCGGCCGGCGCCTCGGATCCGGCGGCGGCCGCGTGAGCAGGTGGGCGCGTGATCACCGTCGGGGAGACGTACCAGGGGGACGCGTACGACGTTCTGAACGAGGACGGGGACCCGCAGACCGGCACCACCGTCACGGTGACGTTGACGCTGCCGGACACGACGACCGACGTGGCGGTCCCGGAGGAGATCTCGCCGGGGACGTACACGTTCAGCTACGCGACGTCGGTTCCCGGCCGGCACGAGTTCTCGGTGCGGGCCACGGGCGGGTTCCTGGGCTCGACGGTGGTCGAGCTGGGCGGCGACGTGTTCAACGTTGCCCCGGCGACGTCGGGCGCGCTGGTGGGGCTGCGGGAGGCGAAGGAGCGTCTGGGGATCGAGCCGGACGTCACGGACGACGACGAACAGCTCCGGCGCATGATCGTGGCGGCGTCGCAGCTGGTCGAGCGCGAGTCCCGGGTGTGGCACCGGTGCACTGTGGTGGAGGAGTTCCCGCCGGCTGCGCGGCTGGTCCTGTCGTACCTGCCGGTCGTGTCGGTGACGACGATCCAGCAGGCGGGCGCGGACCCCATCGACGCGTCCGGGTTCGAGGCGGACGCCGCCGGCATCCTGACGCCGCTGTACGGCGTGTGGCCGTGGCAGTTCCCGAACACCAACAAGGTCACGGTCGTGTACGAGGCGGGCGAGCAGGTCGTGCCGGAGGCCGTGCAGGAGGCGGTGCTGCTGACCCTTGACGACATGTGGTCTGCGACGCGCGGGCCGGCGGCGCTGCCGCTGTCGTCGGAGGAGAGCGCCGGCTACGAGCCGTCCGTGGGCTACGCGCTGCCGCCGGCCGCGGAGAAGCTGCTCACGCCGTGGCAGAACCCACCGGGGATCGCGTGAGCCGCGTCATCCCGGCGTTGGCCGGCGCGCTGGTCGAGCGCTGGTCGGCGCTGCCGCTGGTGGTCGAGCTGAAGGTCGACGTCCGCCGGGGGCTGCCGGTCGACGGGATCGGCGCCCGCGACATGGTCCTGGTCGAGTTCGACGGCGACCCCGACTCCCGGGAGAACTCGTCGTACGTGCACGACTGGCTGGACATGGCCTGCACCCGGCGGCGGGAGCAGGGCGAGATCCGGTGCACCGCGGTGTCGCAGACCGGCGACACCGACATCGGGCGCATGTCGGAGCGGGCCGGCCGGCTCGCCGCGGCCTGCCAGGACGACCTCACCGCGGACATCACCGCGGGTGGGATCGTGTGGACCTGCAGCATCACGCAAGGCGCGGCGCAGCAGGTCAAGAACGATCGCGGCGTGGCCGTGATCATTCCGTTCGTCGTCGCGTACGCGGCGCCGGCATAGGAGGAGGAGCACATGGCGTTGCTGAGTGCGCAGGCGCCGAACATCACCGGTGCCGCGATGACGTACTCCGCGGTGACGGCGTCGGACACGATCACGCCCGCGTCAAACCTGTACCTGCACGTCAAGACCGCCGGCACCGGCACCACGGTGACGGTCGTCGTCCCGGGGTCGCAGTACGGGCAGGCGCGGCCGGATGTCGCCGTCACGATCGGGACGAACGCGGACCGGATCATCGGCCCGTTGGTGCCGGACCTGGCGGACCCCACCACGGGCCTGATCACCGTGACGTACAGCGCGACGACGTCCGTCACGGCGGCGCTGCTGGCGATGGGGAGCTGACGTGGCCGACACGACCGAGTGGATCGAACTCGAGCACGAGGACACCGGCGGCCGGCAGAAGGTGCCGAACGTCCCGGACGTGCTCGCCGTGCAGGCGAGCAAGGGCTGGCACCCCGTCGACGAGGACGACGCGCCCGACCTGCCGTGGGTGCCGACCCCGGGCGACGCCGCCCCCGACGCCGAGTGGGTGACGCTGGTGCACCCGGATCTGCCGCTGGGGACGAACGTGGTCCCGAACAACCCGGAGGCGCTGCAGGGCGCGTACGACGCCGGCTGGCAGCTGCCGGCGCCGCCGGAGGGTGCGGTGCAGGAGATCCTGGCCGAGGCGCACCCGCGCGGTGGCCGGGCCACGGCGGCCGAGCGGGAGCAGGCCGAGCACGACGCCGCGGTACAGGCCGCGGCGACCGACGACCCGGCCGAGCCGGCCGCGGTGGACGACGAGAGGGAGGAGTAGGCCGTGGCCGACTCGAACACCGATGGCCGGACGCGGGTCTACAGCGTCCCGTCTATCAGCAACATCGCGGCGCCGACGACTACCGAGCTGAACGCCGGCACGGACCTGTCGGGGTTGATCACCCCGGACGGGCTGGTCGGGTTCGAGCCCGACACGGCCGACGTGGACAACAGCAAGTTGAACTCGACGTTCGACACGAAGACCGCCGGCCGGGCGTCGTTCTCCGGGACGCTCATCCGGATGGTCAAGCAGACCGGCACGGACTCGGTCTACAACACGTTCGTGTACGGCTACACCACGAACATCGTCATCCGCCGCGACATCACGTCCGGCACGGCATGGGCGTCGGCGCAGGCGATCGAGGTGTACCCGGTGCAGTGCGGCGAAATCCGGAACCTCCCGCCGGAGCCCAACAGCGTCCACAAGTACGAGGTGATGACGAAGATCACCAGCCAGCCGAACCTCCGTGCCGCTGTCGCCTGATCCTTCGGCAGGCGCCGGGCAGGACGGCACGGGGCCGCCGCCGTCACCGAGCGACACGGTGACGGCGGCGGATCTGGCTGCCAGCCCTGGCCTCGTCGTCGAGCTGCAGGCGGCGCGCGCTTGGGGCGTCCCGCCGTCGGTGTTCTGGGGCGAGCAGCGGCACTCCGTGACGCAGTACCGGCACGACGCGACGGGGCGCCTGGTCGAGACCGTGACGGCCCACGAGCCGCTCTGGCGCGACGAAGACCGGGCCCTGGCGTTCGCCCTGGCCGAGTACGAGGCGGGCCTCTGCGACGGGCACGGCGGGCCGTTGGCGGAGGGTATGGACCCGGCACACGAGTTCGCGTTCCGGGGCGAGATCGTCGGCCGCTGCCACGCCTGCACCGCCCAGTCGGCGGCCGCGGCCGCGTACGAGGCCGCGCCGAACGCGCACGCTCTCCGGTTCCGGGTGCGGCTGGACCCGAAGGCGGCGGCCGCCGGCCGGGAACGGGTGGCGCGGCAGCGGGCGCAGGAGGAGGTGAGCGCGAGTGCCGACAGTGGAGGTGCGGACGGCGCCGGAGCAGCTGGCGGCGGTGAGCAAGGCCCTGCGACAGGCAGCCGACAGGGAGTTGCGGCGGGAGCTGACCGCGGGCCTGACGCGGGCGGCGAAGCCGATGACGGCGGCCGCGCGGCGGAACTATGAGCGGCGGCTGCCGGAGCGTGGCGGCCTAAACCGCAAGGCGTCCAAGGCGCGGATGTCAGTGCAGAAGAAAACCGGCCGCGACCCGTCGATCGCCATCCGCGCGGTCGCTCGCGGCGTGGCGCTGCGGCCGGTCGACGCCGGGCTCATCCGGCACCCGGTGTTCCAGTCGAACAAGCGGCGCGACCCGCCCTGGGTGTCCCAGCGCATCCCGGCGCACTCTTTCACCGATGCGATGATCGAGACAGCGCCGGAGGCGCGGAAGGAGATCGATCACGTCCTCGAGGACATCGGACGGAAGATCGACAGGGCGGCGAACTAGGTTGGGGCGTAGACCATGGACGAGTACGAAATCAGGATCGACCCGGACGGCGAGGTGATCCGGTTCCGGGCACACCAGGCGGATGACGTCGCGCTCGGGGAGCTGATCGACCTCGAGATCCGCCTGCAGGTCGCCCACGAGAACTGGACGACGGGCCAGGAGATGCTGGCCATGCTGTGGTACTCGGCGCAGCAGGGCGGGCAGCTGCGGGCCGTGGCCGACCTCCTGCCGGCCGAGGAACGGGCGATCGAGCTGGACGACGAGGGCGCCGCCTGGGAGGCGGCGCGCCGGCTGCGGCCGCGGCAGGTGCGCATCGTCCGGGACGCCCCGACGCCCGACCCGGCCCCGGAGGGCGCTGACGTCCCCCCGGACGGCGCCCGCGAGTAGCGGGCGACCCGTACGTGTCCCCGGCGCTGCTGGTCGATCTGACGGTCGCGTACGGCCTCCGCAAGGGGGACCTGCCTGGCCTCACACTGGGGGAGCTACGCGAGTACGTCCGGCGCCTGCCGGACGTGACTGACCGGGAGGCGTGATGCCGGGGATCAAGTGGGACCTCTACGTCGGCGGCGAGCAGCGCGTGACGTCCGCGTTCCACTCGATCGCGCGCGCGCAGGACTCGGCCGGCAAGGGCTCGGTCGCGCTGACGAAGTCGTGGGGCGCGCTGAAGACCGCGGGCGCGTTGGCGGCGAAGGCGTCGCTGGGCGTCGGCGGCGCGCTGCTCGGCGCCGGAGCGGCCGCGGTCGCCATGACCGATGACGTGATCGGGCTGAACCTGCAGGTCGCGAAGGCGAAGGTCGTCTTCGGCGCCTCGTTCGCCGCGGTAGACAAGCAGCTGTCTAAGACAGCGTCCGCGTTCGGCATCACGCGGATCGAGGCGCTGGGGCTGGCGGGCACGTTCGCCGACACGGCGAAACAGCAAGGGTTCGCCACCGCGGAGGCGGCGAAGATGTCGCTGAAGTTCGTCGACCTCGCCGGCCGGGTCAAGCTGCTCTCGGCCGGCAAGCTCGACAGCGCGGCGGCGTCCGAGGCTCTGTCGGCGGCGTTCCGCGGTGAGTTCGACACCCTGCAGCAGGTGGTGCCGGCGATCTCCGCGGCGCGGGTCGAGGAACTCGCGCTGAATATCCAGAAGCACTCGAGCCGGAAGCTCACCGAGGACCAGGCGAAGACGCTCGCGGTGCTGCAGATCGTGCAGGGCGGCGTGTCGACGTCGAATGCGCTGCTGCAGTCGTCCGAAGGCAAGAAAGCGCTGGCGATCGAGCGGGCGCGGACGAAGATGCGGGAGCAGTGGCAGACGCTGCAGCAGAACCTCCTCCCGGCGCTGTCGTCGCTGTGGTCGACGGTGGGTGACAAGGTCAACCCGGCGCTCGAGGACTTCACCGCGTACCTGCAGTCCCCGCAGGGCAAGAAAGCTGTGGAGGACTGGACGGGCGCGATCTCGGGTGCGGTGGGCGCGCTGCTGGATCTGGTCGGCGCGACGGACGACGTCATGAACATCACGCAGCAGGCGACCATCTACGCGCGCAAGGCGTGGCTGCAGGTCGGCAAGGCCGTGGTCGACATGAAGGTGTCGATCTACGAGTCGCTGTCGGATCTGCCGGGCGGGTTGGGGAAGCCGTTCGAGGAGGGCGCCGCGCGGGCGCGCAAGGCTGCGGACCGGATCCAGCAGCGCATCGACGACCTCGACACGAAGGCGGCGCGCCTCGAAACGGACCGGCTACAGTCGAAGATCGATTCGTTGCGCGGGAAGACCGTCCGTGCCGGCGTCAGCAAGGCCGAGAAAGACGCCGCCGTCCGGCAGATCGCGGACCTGCAGAACCGAATCAACAAGCTGCAGGGCCGCAGCGTGCGGATCACGGCCACGGCCGTCTACTACGGCGACGGGTCGGTGCGGCGGATCAACTCGAACGGCACCCTGGGGCCCATCATGAGGGCCCGCGGCGGGTCGGTTCACGGTCCCGGGACCAGGATCTCGGACAGCATCGACGCGCGCCTGTCGAACGACGAGCACGTCGTCTCGGCGGCGGAGGTGCGGGGCGCCGGTGGGCACGCGCGGCTGAACGAGATGCGGTCGGCGTGGCGTTCGGGCCGGCCGGGGTTCGCCTCCGGCGGCGCCGTCATCGACAAGGTCGACCGCTCGATCGACAACTTCACGCACCGCATCGTCGACCGGCTCGCGAAGCGGCTGGACCTGCTCGGCGGCGCGAACGTCCGCGGCTGGTCGGCGCAATGGGCGGCGCTGCACGCGGCGTTCCCCGGCGCGCAGCTGTTCTCGAGCTTCCGGCCCGGCGCGATCACGGCGACCGGGAATCAGAGCTACCACGCGCTCGGCCGCGCCATCGACGTGACGCCGTCCATGGCGATCTTCAACTGGATCAGGCAGCGGTACGGCAAGAACATCGCGGAGCTGATCTACTCCCCGGCCGGCGGCGGGCAGATCAAGAACGGCCGGCCGCACTTCTACGGCGAGCCGACCCGCGGCGACCACTGGGATCACGTGCACTGGGCGATGGATGCCGGCGGCGTCGCGACCGGGCCCGGTTCGTTCCGGAAGCTCACCGGCCGCCCGGAGCGGGTGCTGTCCCCGGCGCAAACCGCGTCGTTCGACCGCCTCGTCGGCGTGCTCGGCGCGCAGGGCGGCGCACCCCGGGTCGAGAACCACTACCACTTCCCGCGGTACCTCGGGTCCCGTGACGACCTGCGCCGCGACCTGCAGCAGATGGTCGGCCGCGGCGACCTCGACTTTCTCACCCGCCGGACCGTGTGATGGTCGACGGGATCAGCGGCCGGATCGACTGGGACAAGAACGGCAACTACACCGGCGGGCATGACCGCGTCACCGACGACATCCGCGGCGAGATCTCCGTGGGGTTCGGCCGCGACCAGGGCGGCGCGCTGACGCCGATCATCTCCGGCCGCGGTCAGTTCGCGCTGGACAACGCGGCCCGGAAGTACTCGCCCCGTAACGCGTCCTCGCCGCTGTTCGGGAAGCTGAAGCCGGCGCGGCCGGCGCTGTTCGAGCGGACCGTCGGCGGTGTCACGTACACCGTGTTCGCCGGGCACACCGATGAGCAGCCGCTAAACCCGGACACGGCCGCGAAACGGGTCACGGTCACCCTGGTGGACCCCATCGCGGACTTCCGCGGCGTGCGGATTGCGACGCAGCTGTACAGCGGCAAGCGGACCGGTGAGGTGATCGACCTCATCCTCACCGCCGCCGGCTGGACCGGCGGCCGCGACCTCGACGCCGGAGCCACGATCATCCCGTGGTGGTGGGAGGACGGGACGGACGCGCTCGACGCGCTGCAGAAGGTGGTCGCGTCGGAGGGTTCCCCGGCGCTGCTCACGATCGGGCCGGCCGGCGAGATCGTGTTCCGCGACCGCCATCACCGGCAGACGCGTACGGCGTCGACGGTGTCGCAGCAGACGTGGCGCGGCACGCCGGGCGCCGCGGAGCCAACCATGGCGCCCGGGTTCGAGGTCGACGAGGCCTGGCAGAGTGTCGTCAACGACGTCACCCTGTCGGTCGACGAACGGCAGCCGCAGGCGTACGGGCCGGTGTGGACGACGGACGAGACGATCACGCTCGCGGCGTCGGCGTCCCGGACGGTCGTGGTAGCGACGTCGGACCCGTTCACTGGGGCCCTGGCGCCGACGGACGATCGGGACTTCACCACGCTCGCTGGGTCGATCTCGAGCGTGTCCCTGTCGCGGACGTCGGGCGCCTCGACGTCGATCACGCTGACCGCGGGCGGGTCGGGCGCGACGATCACGGGGTTGCAGTTGCTGGCGCGCTCGGTGCCGGTGGTGCGCACGGTGCAGGTCTCGGCGTCCGACTCGTCGTCGATCACGGACTACGGGTCGCGCGGCATCCCCACCGGGATGGAACCGGTCTGGTGCGGCCGGTACGACGCGCAGGCACTGGCGGACCTGTATGTCCTGCAGCGCAAGCAACCGCTGCCGACTGCGCGGGTGCGTTTCGTGTGCGGCATCGGCAACGACGCCCGGCTGACCGCGCTACTGGCGCGGAACCTGTCGGACCGGGTCACGGTCGTCGAACCGGAGTCCGCGACCAACGGCGCGTTCTTCGTCGAGCGGATCGAGCACGTCATCTACGGCGAGCACAACCACGAGATCACGTTCGGGCTCGAGGCCGCGCCCGCGGCACCCGTCTCGCCGTTCATCCTGGGAACCTCGACGCTGAACGGAAGTGATGGCCTTGGGTACTGAGCGAGGCGAACCGGTCGCCGTCGTCCACATGTCCGGCGGCCGCTGGGCGGCGCACTGCCCGCGGCCGGGGTGCGGGAACGCGGAGGCGGCCGGCCGGTGCGATGACGGCACGACAGGTGGGTTGGGGATCGGGTCAGACTCGGGCGTCTTCTACTGCCGCACGTCACACGGCGGGTGCGGGTTGCGGTGCGCGGCGCAGTGGCCGGAGCGGGTGAGCGACATCGAACGGGTGGTGCTGGCGCGGCCGGCGCCGACGACACGCAACTGGCTACCGGGCGAGACCGTCGCTGATCTGGTCGCGGAGAACATCGAGAACGGGCTCATCCCGTCGGACATGCTCGGCGGCGACGGCGCCGCCGGCCGGCGCCTGATGGTCGCCGGCAACGAGATCGCGGGCCCGGGCCTCGGGTTCGTCGACCTGCGAGAGATCGGCGGCAACTGACATGGCGTGGTCCGCGATCCCGACGTTCACGTCGGGCAACGTGCTGACGGCGGCGCAGCAGAACATCCTGGGCGGCAACCTGGGCGAGACGGCGGCCGCGCTGGCAACGGGCGCCGGCCAGTACCCGGTCGCGACGGGTACGAACGCGTTGGCGATGCGGAGCCCGACCCGGAACACGCAGCTTGCGGCCGACTCGACGACGTCGACCAGTTACACCGACCTGACGAACATCGGGCCCACCCTGTCGAACATCGTGGCCGGCACGCAGTGCCTGATCCTAATGCAAAGCAAGGTGCAGCACGGGACGGCGCTGGGGAACGCCTATATGGGCGTGAACATCACCGGCGCGTCTACCGTGGCGCCGGACGACCAGTACGCGCTCGCGCACGCCCCGGGTGCCTCGACGGGCTTTGTTCAGGCGATGATGGCTGTCTTGTTCGTCAGCAACGACGGGTGGGCGGCCGGCACCAGCACGGTGCAGGCGAAGTACAAGACGAACACCGGAACCGCGTCTTTCGACAAGCGTCGACTGACGTCCATTCCGTTCTGACACAACGGAAACGAGGAGGTTGGGGAATGGCATCACTCGCAGGATTGGAGGACACGCTCCGGGGGTGGGGCGTGTCCGTGACGACTGACTGGATCGTCGCCGGACGTCCCGGTGCGTTCACCCCGACGCACGTCATGGTCCATCACACGGCCGGTCCGGATTCGTCCCCGGCGCCGTCCCGCAGCGTCGTCCGCACTGGCCGGCCGGACCTGTCGGGACCGCTGTGCAACGTGCTGGTGCGCCGCGACAACAAGGCCGAGATCGTGTCCCGCGGCCGCGCGAACCATGCGGGTGCCGGTGTCTGGTCGGGCATCCCGCGCGACCAGGGGAATCAGTACGCAGTCGGGATCGAGATCGAGCACGAAGGCACGGATGCCGAGCCGTGGAC